CCGCCGTCTCCGGGAAAGTCCCCGTCTCCCTCCCATATCTGCCAGTGAATTAGGTGAGCGTGGTCCGTGTCAGGGTCCGGCCCGTTGGCGCTGCCGATGGTTTTGCCGAATAGCATGAGCGACCCGGCGGTGATCGTGTAGTTGTCTCGGGTGTGAAACTTGTAGCCCATCGCATTTGGGTCTTGTGCCTGAGTCCACTTCAGCCTGCCGATGTCGCCTTCCATAGCCCCTTCGACTCCGGGGGTCGGCCACGAGATTACTTGTGGCCGGTAGCCCTCGGTGAAGTGCTCACGGGGACCCAGCACCATCTTGCCATTTACGGTCTGGACCCTGCGCCCCACAGCGTACTTGGTGCGGTTGTCCTCGAAGCGTTCCTGTCCGCCCCCGCCAGACCAATCCTGCTGGGCGGCCGTGAAGAATGGAAGCTCCTGATCTGAGTATTGTGAGTCGCCGGAGGCTGTCTTGATCGGGAGGGTCTGAAGATTGGCCCTGGCCACCGCATAGGGCAGGCGCTTGCCAGTGGCGTCGCACAAGATGAAGCCCACTTCCTGCCCGTCCTCGGCTATTAGGGATAGGTGGTGGGTCGGGTCTACTATGTCGGGGCCGACTTCAACCTGGTAGTCGGGCATGGCTAGACCTGCAAGTCTGGGTTGACTGAGGCCGCACCCCTGGAGCCCACGCCGAGGAATAGCATCGGTGCGGGTAGGGGTTGGTTGATGTGCGCCGGGAAGGTGTTGGCCATCGCAACCGCTCGGCCGTAAAGAGTCTTGGTCTCCTCGTCCATCGCCTCGGAGTCCCGTGGTGCAACCAGGTGCAGGTACGCCTGGGCAACGGCCTCCCACTTCAGGCGGGATGGTTGGACCTCTCGCCTGATCTCGTCGTCGTCGGCGGTAAGCTCGGAGTGGAAGATGTTGAACCCGACCCGCAGGTTGGCTACGCCGTCATAGACCGGCGGATCGGCCAGGAAGCGCAGGGTGTCCCCGATCTGCGTCCATCCGTAGTGCAGCATCCAACTTGGGTTGGTGGCCGTGCTCGGATCACTATAAGCCGACCTCTCCACGCTGCGAACCTGACCCGAAATAGGTCCGCCTACGTCTGCCATCGACAGGTCATAGTCCTCTTGCAGGCCGACGGAGTTGAAGAAGGCAAAGTCGGCAAACTCGCCTACGTTGCGCAGCGCCCGGTTGACGGCGGATCGCAGCGCATGGCGAGGCCAGACCTTCCCGAAAAGCATGTACCTTTGGGCGTTGATGTCGGTGACTGCCGGTGTGAAGGTGACTACCCCGGCCCCGTCCGGCCCATCCGTGATTATCCGGGTGACAGGCGGGTCCTGATCGAACAGCCAGATCGTTCCGCCGTCCATGGCCTGGGTGATGAGTCCGATGGTGGCATCGGTGATCGTGGTGGTTGTGGCGTCGGTAGACTCGCCTTGCCATATACCACCCTTCATCAACTCCTCGGCCACTTGCCGGGTCAGCTCGAACAGTGTCAGCATCTAGCTTGTCACTCCGAAGTCGCCTGACGTGGGCTCGGCCTTTGATTTCTTGCGCCCCTGGCCCTCGGCCAGGCTGAGCTTCTTCTTTGGCTTGGCTTCAGCGAACATACCCCGGTCGGCCACGAACCAGCCGAGTATGCTGGGGTCTGATCGGTACGTCCCGCCCACGGTCGCCGCCCGGATACCCAGCAGGTCCTTGCCAGCCGGCTTCTCAGTGCCGGGGAAGTCCTGCCGGAAGCGCAGTTTGAACAGTACGCTCACGGGTAGGGCCACGTTCTCAAGCTCAGCAAGGAGCTTGTCGGACGCCGGCGGGACGTGCTCCCGTTCGGGTATAACCACCGGCTTCGGGGCCTTCCCGTTGGTCGTCTCCGCCTTTGTGGAGATCAACGCCTCAACGTCTTTGGGCACAATATACCCGTTAGCGCCGGTTCCTTCGACGGTTTCGAGGTCGATGTTGTGCTGCTTGGCGATCTGTCGTGCTCGTGGTGTAGCTTGCTTGGCCATTGGTCCTCCCTGGACTTGGTGAGACTGAATCTTATCAGAGAATCAAAGCGCCCGCCAGGACTTTAGCTCGTCGGGGCGGGCGCTTGCTATTCAATTTGTTGGCTGCTCGACTACGCCGACTTAGAAGCCGTCGGTGTATTCAGGCGCATCCACGGGACCAAGGGTGGCCACAAAGGTTGCCCCGGTCGTGAAGCCTGCGAAAGACGACCTCACGAAACGGGCCTTTGCGATGGTCCGCAGTCTCCGCACCGCCCCGGCAGTCACTTGGGCCGCCGTGATGGAGGGGAAAACTTCGGATTCATCGGCGGCACCGGACCCGTCGTTTGACCACTCAAGGGTCAGAACAACGGCGTCGGAGAAGCCCACCGAGACCGTCCCGGCGATCAACTGCCAGGTCAACTCTCGGACGGCGTTCCCGGCTCCAGGCGGTGCAGCAACCTCGTACTCTGAGAATTGAGGTCCTGCATCTGCGTTCTCCGCCCAGGTGTCCAGGTAGGCGCTTACCACCGCTGCACCAGTCCCGGTAACGGTTGCCTCATCGAGCAGCATTAGGTTGGAATCGTACATTGTCTCATCCTCCTACGCTGCCACGATGCCGACCGCCCGTGCGATTGACCGGGGGTTCTCGTGCATGATCCCCATTGGCCAGTCAATCACCGTGCGGTAGGTCACACCGTCCTCAAGCAAGCCGATGGGGTTCACGTCAATCGGGTACAACTGAATCCCGTTCAGGTGTTGACCACCCGTTCGGACAGCGTACACCGAAGTCGCCCCATCGCCCCCGCCGAGGTCGGAGCCATCTGTGGCTTCGTCGTTACCGATGATCTGGGTTACTTGGTCGGCCATCACGCCCAGGTCCATGATCGCCGGGCCGTTTGGCCCGTAGCGAGCGATGGTCAGCCCGAACTGATTTACGTCCTGGCTCCAGAGCCCCTTCTGCCGCAGGGCAGAGTTGAGGCGCAGGTAGACCTGCTCGTTGCAGAAATAGATCATGGGCATGTGGCCCTCGACCACGTGGGCCAGTTGGTCCAGCCCATCGAGGAAGGTGTCGAAGTTGGCGCTCAGGCCAGCTCCGGCATCGGCCGAGATGTCCACTCCACCAAGGGCAACGGTCTGCCGCAACGCCAGGTAATTCTGGATGCGGAACCACAGGCCGGTGAACCCGTCGGGGTCAACCGTCGGGTCTCCGTTGATGAAGTAGTCATTGAACTCGTAGGCGATTGCGGTCGTGAACGCCTCGACATGCTTCCCCATCTGGGATGGGTCAGCCTTGACGAGAATCTTGTCCACGTCGATGTCGCCACCGAGGTCAAAGACCCGCTCGGCCAACGGCTCAAAGGTCGCCTTGCTGGACTGCCAGCCCTCACCGATCTTGCGGAAGCCCACTGCTGGGAGTCCGGCCGACCGAATGACGGTCTTGGAAAGCCCGCCTGACGCCTCGAAGCTCAAGCTGTCGAGCGCAAACGACTCTCGGCGGAAAACGTCAATGACGCCCCGCTCGATGTTCGTGGGTGCGAGTTGTGCGTAGTCTGCCAAAGTCAAGGTGCTAGGCATCTTAGTCGCTCCCTGTCAGACCGTTCGTTTACTCGGCTACTCGGCCGAGGGGAACTTGTCCGACTCTTGAAAGCCCGCCTGGAGAAAGTCGCCCGGCTGCGTTTTGCCGCCGCCCGGCTTGGTCTCGGCCAGTAGTCGAGTGCCCTTCTGTCCGCCACCACGGGGATTGATCCCCGGCCCTCCCTGGGCAGGTTGTCGGTTGGCATTCCCGTCGGGTTCGGGTTCTAAGCCCGCATGTCGCCGCACCTTGGCCGCAAGCGCCTTATCGACGCTGGCCATGAATATCTGCGGGTCCTGCGTTTGCTGGTCGATCAAGGCAAGCTCGGGGTCGTCCTTCAAGATTACGATTCCCCGCTCCTGCATCATCTTGAGCGCCAGATTGCTCAGCATCCCGGTCTCGGGCTCTTGGCCTTGCGGTTGACCGGCCGAGTTGTCCCTTGGCAGGGACGTATCGGTGGTCTCTCCGGCCTGGCTCAGTGCTCGAACAGTCTCCTGCTCTCGCAACTGCTCCACCTGGTCGGGGGTCAGCTTGACGCCCATTCCATCGAGCGCCTTGTTGAACCTTCCGACCGTTTCGGTGGCCGCCTTCAGAGTCCCAGATTGTCGATCAAGCATCGCCTGTACGCCCTGGTAGTTTCGATCCAGCATTTGCCGGATTTCTGCTTTGTGGGCGTCGAGGGCCGCCTGTGTCACTGGCTGATTGCCGTTCTGCTGTTCGTTTCCTCCTGGTGCTGGCGTCCCGCCTGCTCCAGAAGCCCCACCGCCTGCCTGGGCGGTTGCAGAAGGGGCCGGTTGTGTGTTGACAGACATGCCTGATCTCCTTCGGTATGGGGGTAATTGTCTCGTGATTCCCTAACCGGCGCAAGCGCCGGAGGGTGCAGTTTGTGTGCAGAACGGCCCATAGCATGGGTCTATTTGCATACCAATTGGTCGTTTTGTCCGAATGGAACGGGAACGTACCCTACGGGGTGGCCTGCCCACCGTAGCCTGTTTGCTGCGGGGCTCCCATGCTCATCGGGTCCAGACCATCGACCCAGGTGTTGAAGTCGCCGGGTGCGCCCATGATCTCGTAGATGCGCCGAAGCTCCTCAAGCGCCCCACTGGTCAGCGATTGCCCACCGTACCTGGCCGCCGTGAGCTGGCGCATGAGGATCGGGTTGGTCACGATCTGTGCCACGCCGAGGGACCCCAGCGATCCGGTGTCTCGGTTCTCCAGGTCGTAGCGCCGGTAGTAGGCTGCCAGGAATTCGCTGCCCTCAAGCTCCCCGTCTCGCCAGTCCCAATAATCCTGAAGCTCGGGCCACTGCGCTAGGTAGTCTTTTCGGTCTTGCGAGCGGGATGGTCCAGAAGCAAAGTATCCCTGCTGGACGGCGAACCAGTTGGGGTACTTCTCGTCTCGTGCTGCCCGGAAGTCGTCAATCACCTTGGCGTATTGCTCGGGTAATTGAAGCAAATTAGGTAGCTCTTTTATTTCAATTCTGTTCTCGGCGTTGGCCGGCACATAGCCGCCCAGCACCGATGCCCAGCCTGCCAGATTCTCAAGCGGAATGTCGGCGTAGCTCCTGGTTTCCTTGGACAGGAATAGCTCCTCGAACTCGACGCCGAGCTGGTTGCGGACCAGCTCCTTGTTTGAGGACCCCAGCTCGTTGTAGCGGGTCCATACTTCGTCGATCAGAAAGCCCCGCATCTTCTCCTCTTGAGTGTCGAAGCTGGCCAGGCGTGTCTCGTACTCTGGGTACTTCTCAAAGAAGCGGTTGAGCGCAGTTGAGTCGCCCAGCTCTCGGGCTGTAATCGCCAGGCTGAACTCCTCGCCCAGCTTGCGCTGTCGTTGTTCCCCGGTCGGGAACGTATCCCCTCCCATGCCGAAGATCATCCAGGCGGGGTTGGCGAACACGCCGAATACTCGGGCTGTATTGACTCGGCGCACGGCCTCGTCGTACAGCGGGCCGGTCTTTTCCTGGCCTGCAATCAGCGCCTCTCGCACTATGCTTGGGTCGTCGCCTGCCATGTTTGCGAGCATCCGGTCCACCCGGTAATCCTCGAAGCGGTCGTAGCGGGGTAGGTCGAATGCCTCCCGGATCGGGCCTTCTAGGTTGACACCCTCGGGGTTTCCAATCCCTGTCATTTGGGCGAATGCCGCCGTCGCCATCTTCGTGTACCTGGTCAGCGGCAGCGGTTGTATCTTCTCGGGCGTGCCTCGGAGCACTTCATGTGCGATGCTCACCGGCAGCGAGAGCCCGCTGAATAGCTGCACGTAATCCAGTGGGTCCTGGAATTCCTGCTGCAACTCGGTCTTGGCCTGATCGACGGCCATCTGCCACAGATCGCCCGACTGTGCTTGAATGGCCGCCTGAGCATCGCCCGGATGGGTGTCTCCGTTCTCAACCCACTTCTGCAAGATGTACTCAGCCCGCTTCGCCGTCCTGTTCTGCTCGATGGCGATTCGGTTGAAGCTGCTCATCATCATCGCCGGCGGTAGGAACTGTCGGATCGGGTCAATGAATAGCCCGTCGCCCATCCACTCGGGCATCCAGGGCACCGGAATGTACACCTTGCCGAACAGTCGCCTCGGGAATCCGGGGCGCTCCTCTTGCTTCCTTCGGGCCTCATTTAGCCTGGCGAAGTTGGCCATGAGCGCCGGGTATTCGGCGTTCCGCAGCAACCAGCGCATGACCTGGCGTGTTGGCCAGAAGGCGTAATTGAACGGGATGCCCAGGAAGTTTGTGTCGATCCCTCGCAGGGCCGTGTAGTCGAGGAGCGAGAAGTTGCGCACGTCCTCGCCCCACTTCACGGCCGAGAACTTGGTGCTGGACAGTTGGCCCTTGAGTCCCTTGACCCACTTCTTGAATTCGGCTTGCTGATCTGGGGCCAGGCGACCCCGAATCTCCTCGCTGCGGATCGGCTGAACGTAGCCCTCGGGTCCGGCCATCTGCTCACGCAGCTCGTCCATGATCCCCAGCATGTTTCGGTAGCCTTCGGCGGACTTGGCTGAATTCTCCCCGATTGGTTGGGCCTGATCGAAGTACCCTCGCATGGGCATCTGCTCGGGCAATTGGAACAGCGTGGACTGCGAGGCGGGTGCGCTCTTGACCCGCTCCCACATCTGCTCGGCAGTTGGGTACTCGTGTGGCCCCAAGAGTCCCATCTGCCCTGTCTCCGGTTCGGCAATCACCGCTCGGGCGTAGCCTTGCAGCAACTCACGGATCGCCTTCATCGACCGCTTCTGCCCCTCCAGCGTCACCATGATCTCTGACTGGAAGGGGGTGAGGGCGGTCATTCCTGGTAGAGCCTGCTGCTGCACATAGTCTGCGAAGTTGATTGACGGATCGCTCTTGATCCGGTGAAGCTCCGTGATGGCGGCAACCAGGTCTTGGGTGAGTGACAACTGCTCCGGTCGGCGGCCAGTCCGTACAAGCATCTCGGCCTTGGCCATGTCGCCGGCGACTGCAATCATCGCTCCGGTCACGTTCTTCAGTACCGGGTCGGTGCTCTCGAAGATTTGTTCGGCCAGCCGCAATTGCAGAGTCGGGGCTCCGGGGTCTCCGTACACGAACATGAACATCGCAGCGAGCATCCGGTCCATGAGTCGCTGGGTCGGGAGCCCGTCACTTGTCAGTGCCTCGGCCTGCTCCGAACGTGGAAGCTGCTCGGTGAAGCGCCGCACAATGTCCCGATTGCTCATGCTCAGCAACGCATCCTGAATTGACTGGCCCTCGTTGACTACCAGGGTTTCAAGCATCGCTTCGCTGATCCGGCTCACGTCCAGGCCGGCCTGCTCGATGGTGCTCATACCCAGGATTGCCGACTCGTTAGCGAGCTTGGCGAACTCGGTTGCCTCTGGTCCGCCGACCCTCTCCCGCAGCAAGACGGGGTGGGCCATCTGATTGAGGGCCGCCTGGTCTATCGGCCCGTAGGTGCCATCCCTGGCCAGGTCGAGCAGAAAACTCTTGTACGCCTGGTAGTTGGCCGGGTAATCCCGTGCGGCCAGGCGAAGGCCGTTGATCCTCCCGTTCCCGCTGGAGATGTTCCCACTGGCCTCGATGATCGGTGGCCCGTCGTCGATTCTGCCGGTGGGTTCGAGCAGTACGTTGGGGTTCAGGTCGGCCGCTATCTGCTGAGACTGGCGCAGGCTCGCCGCCCGGCTGCGGTCTCTGGGTTGCAGTGATCTCGGGTACTCAGGATTGGCCTCTCCGCTCAGATTGTGGCTGACCCGTGGCTGATCGAGGTCGGTAATCAGGTAGCGGAAGTCGTAGGTCGTGTTCGGATCGGCACCACG